CCCCTACTCTTCCCAATCAGTATGCTGGAGAGCAAGTAATTTTAAATTCTGGGAGGTTACTATTTAATTCTTCTAAAGATCATATCTTACTATCATCAGCTAAATCTATTAACTTAAATGCCATTGAATCAATAAATTTTGATACTACGGGCCCTATAGTATTAGAAGGAGCAGAAGTATATTTAGGATCTTCAGCAGCTTTTGAATCTGCAGTGTTGGGTGATACTTTAATTGATTTATTACAAGGCATTACTTCAAACTTAGCTACATCATTAAACACAGCTGCAGCTCAATTAGGTAATAATGGAGTTCCTTTAGAACCTCTAGGATCAGCATTTAGGGCTGCTGCCAATAGTTTAAATACTTATGGTAATCAATTAGATCAAGCTAAATCTAACATTATAAAACTACAATAATGGCCGAAACAAATCCATCAGGTAGTGCCCAAGAATCAGCTAAAAGTGCTATTAAAAATGCTATCTCCTCAGTTAAAAATACAATAGGAGGAGCGGTTAATACTATTAAGAGTGGTAGCCTTTCTGATAACGCAGATTTAGCTACATCTATTTCCGAAGGATTACTTGGTCTTAGAGAAAAATCTTATTCTGAAATAGTTTTAGATTCTATAGGAGTAAATATTCCTCTACCTTCACAATCACAAGTTTATAATTTTTATTACGAATTAGAACTTAGTAAGGGGTCAATTAAAGAAAATGAAAAACCTATTAATGAATTAGCCTACCTTAATCCTAAAACATGGCGCCAATCCCAATACCTAAAATACCAATCAGATTATAGAAAGTATCAAGCATCTTTACCTTATAAAAATTTAAAACGTAAAGCCGGAGAAAGTAAAGCTAAAGCCATAAAAAGAACAAAAGGTGAAATAAATGCTAATAAAAAACGTTTTAATGCTTTAATTGAATTATATAATGAATTTAATACTGATTTAAACGAAAATATAAAAAAAGATGTTCCCGCTGAATTAAGAGCTAAAGGTATTCAATCATTTCCTGAATTATTTAATGTTATAGGTAAGTCTTTAGCTAAACTTATATTTACCTCACTAGCTACAGCTCTTAAAGAATCAGGTGTAGAATATGCCGAAGCTAAACAAGCTGAATTACTTGAAAAATTAGGAGTAACTAGTTTAAATGAAGTTGATCCTGAACTTATAAAACAAACGTTTTGTCCTACTCAAGAAAGTTTAGATAGAATTATTGAACAGAGAAATGGAATGGTTACTTATTTAAATAACCAACAAACACGTATAAACAATCTAAAAAAACCTATTGAAGCTTCTGGTGAGCTAATTAATTTTACTCAACAAACTGCTACTATAATAAAAGCAACAACTGCAATTGTTAATGCTGGGTTAGCTTTAATACCATTAGCTGCTTTTGGTAACCCTGTTATATCTTTTTTAAATTTAATAAACACTGTTAGAGAAACTATTTTAGTTGATAATAATAATGTCCCTCGTATACCTAAACTACAGGGTGCTATTAGTAATGTTAACATTCCCTTAAATCAATTAAGTAGATTAATTACTAAAATTGTACTAGAATTAACTAAAATTGATGATATAATTAATCTTTGTCGCCCATCAGCTGAATTAATTCCACTCACTCCCGAGGTATTAGCAACGGTAGCAATTCAACTATCTTCAGATTTGGCAACTACTGACGATAATTTATATAAAGGATTTAGATTAGAAATTGAAACTAGACCTTATACTGATACTGTTAACCAAAATCGAGCAGTAGGAAAAAACCAATCAGGAATTGTATTAATTAACACTGACTGGTCTTTTGCATCCGATCCAAATGTATTAATTAGAGAACTTAAATTTAAAATAGACACAGAAAATTTAGTATCTTATTAAATTTCAATATTTATAATCATGAAAGCAGCAGAATTTAAAACAATTATTAAAGAATCAGTACGTGAGGTTATTCAAGAGGAATTAAAAGAAATTCTTCTAGAGGCACTTCGTACACCAAAATCTCAAGTTGTAACTGAATCAACAGATGTTCCTTTAACAAATAAACCCTCAGCTAGCAACGTTGAAAAACGCGCAATGATGGAAAGTATTATGGGCGATATGAAAAGAGGCCAAGATACTCTTTCATTTACCTCAGCAGATGCTATGGGTATGGGAAATAATTTTCAAGCACCTCCTGGAGCAATGCCTGGTGGTGATTTACCTTCTGGTAATGTTGGTTTAGATCAAATTATGGGGTTAATGAATAAAAAATAATGGCATTTAATCCTCAAATAATCCCAGCTACAGATTTTCTCCCTAACGTTGGGGTAGGGGTTGGTTTACCCTTTTCAAGTCCTGGAGTATTCCAATTAACTTATTCTAGTGCCGCGGCATTAAAGAATAATTTAATTAATTATTTATTAACAGAACCAGGAGAAAGGTGGGATAATCCTACATTTGGGGGGGGATTTAGAAAATATTTATTTGAACAGATTTCTAATGATAATTTAGGGAGTATTCAAGATGATATTTCATCAAGAATATCACAGGTATTCCCTCAAGTAACACTAAATAGAGTAGAAGTTATTGGTGATCCGGTAACACAAATAGTAACAGCAAAAATATACTATTCAATTAAAAATCAATCAATAACTGATCAAATCGAAATTAACTTTGGATAATGGCACAAGCGAAAGATATAAAATACATAAATAAAGACTTTGCTGATCTAAGATCAGCATTGATTAATTATTCAAAAGCATATTTCCCTACTACCTACACGGATTTTAGCGAAACTTCCCCTGGTATGATGTTCATTGAACAAGTAGCCTTTGTTGGTGATGTTCTTTCATTTTATCAAGATAATCAAATAAATGAAACTTTTACCCAATATGCGGATAATTTTGAAAATCTTTTCGATTTATCTTATGTAATGGGATACAAACCCCGAGTTACTGGGGTTGCTAATGTAGTACTTGATTTTTATCAAACTGTTCCTGCTGTAACTAGTGGGGCTAGCCAATACCAACCTGATTATAGGTATGCTTTGGTTATATCTCAAAATGCACAAATAGGATCTAATAGTAATAGTACCCAAGCATTTTTAACTGAAAATTCAATTGATTTTACAATTTCCAGCTCAGCTAACCCAACATCTACAACTGTATACACTGTAGATGGAAGTAATAACCCTACATCATATCTGCTTAAAAAGTCATCACCAGCTATCTCGGCTGCAGTAAATACTATAACAGTAGATGCGGGCTCGACTCCTCAAGAATTTTTTACTACTACTATAAATGCAACTAATATTGTAGGTATTTTAGATATTACAGATAATGATGGTAATATTTGGTATGAAGTTCCTTATTTAGCTGAGGAAATGATATACGATTCTATTCGTAATACTAACCCAAATGATCCAAATAATTATTTAGATGCTGGGTTATCTCCTTATTTACTTCAATTAAAACAAGTTCAACGTAGATTTGCTACTCGTTTTATTAATAGTGGTTCACTCCAGATCCAATTCGGTGCCGGAACCTCTTTAGATGTTGATGCTGAAGTTACTCCTAATAGCGATAATGTTGGTTTAGGATTACCATTTGAACAAGATAAACTTACTACAGCCTACTCTCCTACTAATTTTATATTTACTAATACCTACGGAGTAGCTCCAACCGGGACTTTAACAGTTAGATATTTAACAGGTGGTGGAGTAAGTGCTAACGTTCCAGCTAATGATTTAACTGTACTTAAAAATGTTCAAAGAACATTTGTAAACTATTCAGCAGCAGGTGGAGCAGCATATAATACATCATATGATTCATTAGCGGTTAATAACCCAAGGGCAGCTTCTGGAGGTAGAGGGGGCGATAGTTTAGAAGAAATGAGACAAAATATTATCTCAAACTTTAACACTCAATATAGGGCAGTAACTCCTAACGATTATACTATTCGAGCTTTATCCTTACCTTCAAAGTATGGTAAAATAGCTAAAGTATATACAGAAAAAGCCAAAGCTAGCTCTAACACAGGTACTAATATTGATATGTATGTTTTAGCTTTTAATGGTAGTAATAATCTAACTACAGCTAATGCATCACTTAAACAAAATTTAATTACTTATTTATCCCAATTTAGAACAATAGGAGATTCAATAGCAATTAAAAACGCATTTGTTGTTAATATAGGTATAGATTTTGAAATTATTACATTACCTAATTTTAATAGTGCTGATGTTTTAAGAAGATGTATTATTGCTCTACAACAATATTTTAATATTTTAAATTGGCAAATTAATGAGCCAATTATATATAAAGATTTAAATGTACTCTTAGATAGAGTTGAAGGAGTTCAAACTGTAAAAA